GAGATATTGATGATAAAGGGTTGGTTAAATTAAAAGTGGGACCTGCAGGATTGACTTTAATACATAGAAGAGTGTATGAAAAGTTAATGAGAGATTATCCAGAATTAAAAATAACACAGAGAGAAATAATATCCGAAACAGCAAATAATTATTTTTATAATTTTTGGGATACAACTTTTGATAAAAATGGAAAGTGGTGGGGTGAAGATACCAACTTCTGCAACATGATTAGAAAATCTGGTTTTGATTTTTATGGTGTGGTTGATGGACAAACCACTCATCACGGAACCTATGGATGGAAAGGTAAACTAATTGATACGTTTCAAAAAGCCGATGAAAAAAAGCATTAAGATATATGGGCCACCTGGCACAGGTAAAACTTTTCGTTTAATCAAAAGAGTCAAAGCTTACGTTAGGACTGGCACACCATTGCATAAGATAGGATACTTTGCATTTACAAAAAAAGCAGCTGCGGAGGCAAGAAAAAGAATAGGAGTGTCTGATAAAGAAGTGCCATATTTTCAAACACTACATGCTTTTTGTTATCACCTTTTAGGATTAAAGGAAGAAGATATAATACAACCATATCACTACGAAGATTTAGGTAAAAAATTAAATGTGCGAGTTTCTTTTACAGATAAGTATAATGAAGAAGAATCTCATTTCTTAACTTGTAACAACCCATACTTTCAAATGATACAAAAAGCTATCAACAAAGACATACCTGTAAGGGAAGAATTTAATTTAAATGAACACGACAGAAGAGAAGTAAACTGGGACACTCTCAACCACATATCAATAAATTTAGAGTCATACAAAAAGAATAATCAGATTATTGATTTTAATGATATGATTAAAATGGTCTTAGAATCAAATAAAATACCAAAATTTAAAGCTATATTTATAGACGAGGCACAAGATTTATCGCCATTACAATGGAAACTTTATGATAAATTAAAAGAAAATGCTGAACATGTGTACCTAGCTGGTGATGATGATCAGGCTATATTTGCTTGGGCAGGTGCAGATGTAAATAGATTTATAAATGAACCCGCAAAAGAAAGAGTTTTAAGATATTCTAGAAGAGTATCTCAAGCAGTTCAAATGCAATCAAACTTTCCTATATCAAAAATAATGGGTTTAAGAAAAGGCAAAGAATACTTACCTAGAAAACATTTAGGTATCTCTTATTACATTACAGACTTTAATCATGTTGATTTAAAAAAGGGTAAGTGGTTAATACTTACTAGAACTAAAAGTAATTTACTACAAATAATGAAAGATTTAAAAAAGAAAAATTTATATTATCAAACTAACAAGGGTAAAAGCTACAAAGTAAGTTTATATAAAGCTGCAGAGGCTTATACTAAATGGTGTAAAGAAGGAGCTCTCGATGAAAAAGAAATAGCTGAAGTTAGAGACTTTATACCAAATGGCAGCTGGGATGCAAAGGTGCCTTGGTATGACAAGTTTTCAGAAGACCAAAAAGAAATTTTATATTTAAGAAATCTAATAGCATCTGAAGAAAAACTAAATGAACCTGCAAGAATATGGTTATCAACCATTCATGCAGCTAAAGGAGGAGAAGAGGACAATGTAATTTTATCCTTGCACCAAGGATCAAAGGTTCAAAAAGGAATTAGTTTAAGTGTTGACAAACAAGATGAAGAGCATAGAGTGTGGTATGTAGGTATCACGAGAGCAAGAAATAATTTATATAAATTAAAAAGTAAGAAAAAAATAAAGGAATATCAACTATGACACATAAAGATATATTCGATGATGCGTTTCCACAACATAAACAAATTGGAGGATCTCATTATAAAAACATGAAGATACAGCCTTATGAATTTATTTCAAAAAATAATCTTTCGTTTTTTCAAGGGTGTGTTGTAAAATACGTTTGTCGTTATTTAAATAAGTCAGGTATTGAAGATTTAGAAAAAATAATACATTATTGTCAACTAGAAATAAAAAAAATGAAAGATGGAACTAAGAAAAAATAAAATATTAGAACTACACTCACAATGGCTATGGAATAATGGATATATAAAAGAATCAATTGAATGTTTAGTACAATCTAAATTTAATAATGCGAGACCAAAAATAGGAAGGTTTAAACAATATGTTACTACCACAAACAGAATGGGTACAACCCACAGAATACCCAGATCTTAGATCATATGATGAGATAGCTGTTGACCTAGAAACCAGAGACCCTGGTTTAAAATCAAAAGGTTCTGGAGCTGTCACAGGTGAAGGAGAAGTTGTTGGTATAGCTGTAGCCACATACAACAACAAATGGTATTTTCCAATAGCCCACAAAGAAGGACCCAACATGGATCGTAAAAAAACTTTAGAGTGGTTTAAAGATATTTTAGAGTGTCCAGCTACAAAAATATTTCACAACGCAATGTACGACGTTTGTTGGATACGTAATTTAGGTTTAAAAATCAATGGTTTAATAGTCGACACCATGATTGCATCTTCTTTGTTAGATGAAAATAGATTCTCTTATACTCTTAATACATTATCATGGCATTTTTTAAACGAAGGTAAAAATGAAAGAGCTTTAAACGAAGCTGCAAAACAAAGAGGTCTTGATGCAAAAGCGGACATGTGGCAACTGCCTGCTCAAGAAGTTGGTACTTATGCAGAAAAAGATGCAGAACTTACTTTTAAATTATGGCAGCATGTAAAAAAATTAATGATAGAACAAGACCTTCAAGATATTTTTAATCTCGAAACCGACCTCTTCCCTTGCTTAGTTGATATGCGTTTTCTAGGCGTAAGAGTAGATATGCCACAAGCGCATGACCTCCGTAAAAAATTAATTGCACAAGAACAAGTATTGCTCCAAGAAGTACAAAAAGAAACAAACATAGATGTTCAAATATGGGCCGCACGTAGCATACAAAAAGTTTTTGACAAGTTAAAATTATCTTACGAACGAACAGCGAAGTCTGGTGAACCTTCATTTACAAAAAATTTCCTCTCTAATCATGAGCATCCTATAATAAAAAAGATAGCAGAAGCAAGAAGAATAAATAAAGTAAACACTACATTTATAGACACTATCTTAAAACACGAACACAAAGGTAGAATACACGCTGAAATAAATCAAATAAGATCTGATGATGGTGGAACTGTTACTGGTAGATTTAGTTATACAAACCCAAACCTACAGCAAATACCTGCTAGAGATCCAGACACAGGTCCTTTAATTAGAAGTTTATTTATACCAGAGGAAGGATGCAAGTGGGGTTGTTTTGACTACTCGCAACAGGAACCAAGACTTGTAGCACATTATGCTTTACGGTATGGCCTATCATCAGTAAATACAATAGCTGATTCTTACGACAGCGACCCTTCAACAGACTTTCATAGAATAGTTGCAGAGATGGCAGAGATACCTAGATCACAAGCAAAAGTAATTAATCTTGGTTTGTTTTATGGTATGGGTAAAGCAAAACTACAAGCAGAATTAGGTGTCAGTAAATTTAAAGCAGAGGAATTATTTGATAAGTATCACACAAAGGTTCCCTTTGTTAAACAATTAATGAATGAAGTGATGAAAGCAGCTGCTAACAAAGGTCAAATAAAAACTTTATTAAATAGAAAATGTCGTTTTCCTAAATACGAACCTATTCTTCGTGGTTCGGATTGGGGTAAGTATGTTCCTGCTGAAGATCAAACTAGAATGGAAGACCTACAAAAAATGGGACCTTATTTAAAAGATGAAGAAGGTGACATATTAAAAGATAAAGAAGGCAATCCTCAAAAAAATTATTGGCATAATAATGCTACAAGAAGAGCTTTTACATATAAGGCTTTAAATAAACTAATTCAAGGTAGCGCTGCAGACATGACTAAAAAAGCTATGTTAGATTTATATAAAGAAGGAATCATACCACACATTCAAATACATGATGAATTAGATCTATCAGTTGAGGATGATAAGCATGCACAAAAAATAAAGGATGTGATGGAAAGTGCTGTTGACTTGAAGATACCTAATAAGGTAGATTACGAGTCTGGTCCTAATTGGGGATCAATTAAATGAGGAGTTTTTATGGCTTACTTAAATGCAAACATACCTGTGGAGTACGCACAGATAAGGAGAGAATATTTATATGACCTTAGAAAACATCATGGAGAAGTTGAAGACTGCATTATCTTTGGCATTACGTCTATCACTGGGCGTGCTTTATTATTTCATGCTATCATGGAAAACGGTGCAATCTTTTACCGCCTCCCTATTAGCGCGTTTATTCAAAGGGGATATAAACCTAATGACGTCCCGACAAGAAGACTTGATGAACTTCAGCTCTGGAACAGTTTTAGTTATTATCCTTCTGTGCATTGTTGGGATATTTTAGAATCACAAGCAGGTAAATACATAGGTAAAGATAAAAAATGGCATCACGGAAAATATTTATTTACTGTTGACTTTGCACATCCTGAAGCTAATATACTCGACACTGATCATTCAGAGATACCACACGAACATAAGTGTGCACACATACTTGCACTAAATGATGGCAACTATGCGGCTCAACCTAACAACAGACTTATTTGGGATATACCGTCTTTTACGGTTAAAAATACCGTGCCTGATTGGAAGGTTCAAACTAACTATTGGAATGTAGAAGATACAGGGCAGTGGAAAACAGAGGACACTGACAACTTTTTCTATGAGATGGAGGAAAAAAAACATGATTAGTATGAAGTGTATAAATTGTGGTATGGGATTTATTGTTGCTGATTACAACAAAAACGTAGAGTGTCCACATTGTGGTCACGTACATGGAACCGATTATGTAGAACACACTCATGAGGATGGCGTAGTTCATGCTCATGAAAATGGAAGTGTTCCACATACACACGAGGAGGACAACATGATAAAAAAAATAATTAAGTGGGTATGGAGCATAATATGCTGGCCGTTCAAAAAAGCAAAAGAATGGTTAGTTAGTGCTTTACCAAAATGAATTTAATCGATTTATTAAAAAAAAATATAGTAATGGTTCCAGTGGTTGTATCACTAATCGTTGGAACCTTTACTGGTGTTAGATATATAGTTAATCTTACAGACAGTATTAATGGATCTGTACAAGAAATTGTAAACTTACAAAGAGATTTAGAAGTAGCTCAGAAAGCAATAGTTGATTTAAATACAAGACTAGCATCAGCTGAAGCAACCTGGCAAATGGCTGAAAA